TTTCATCCGATGACATGAAACTATCTTTGAGCTTTATCCAGTAATACCGTTTACCAGTTGCCATCAATGAACCTCCTCGTATAATAAGTTTCAAGTTAATAGATTTCAGTATCAGCAGGCTTAGAGATGCCCGTGATAAAATAGCTGTAGGACAGCAGGGTCAAGTTCTCTACCTCCTGGTTGTGCCGTAAGGCAGCTTCATCGTAAGTCAGTTCCCCTGAACCGGAAGTTAGCTACAAACTCATTAGCTGTTTGCCGGGTTATGGCCGCTCCTTCAGCAGTGGGAGCTATCGCATCGGCCTATCTCGGAATGATTCTGATACGCGAGGTTGTTGATGCTCCGGTTATCATGGGTATCTCAAAGCCTGCTGGCCTGAAATCCCAACACAGGGGAGGTGAAATCATGAACCCACTATTTGTAGGCATTGACGTGAGCAGCAAAAACAACGTGACCTACTTGATGAAGCCGGACGGCAGTAAGCACAGTAGTTTTTCCGTGCAAAACAACCTGGGCGGTGCTAAACTGATGTTGGAAAAGATCGTGTCGGCATTGGAGGCAATGCAACTCAACGATGTGGTGATCGGCTTGGAGGCCACGTCCATCTATGGGGACGGCCTGGTCTGCGCCCTGCGGGAGGATGGGCGTCTGGGGCGGTATCAGAAGAAGATCCATGTACTCAATCCCAAGCAGGTCAAGAAGTTCAAGGATTCCTATCCGGACCTGCCAAAGAATGACTGGGTGGACGCTTTCGTCATCGCTGACCATCTCCGCTTCGGCAGGATCGGCAAGGAGGTCTACATGGACGATTACCGTTACAAAGCCCTGCAAACCCTCACCAGAGCCCGGTTTGACGTTGTGCAAAGCCTGACGCGGGAGAAGCAGCACTTTGCCAACTACCTGTTCCTCAAATGCTCCGGTATGGCCCAGAACAAGGACATTGCCAACAGCAGTGCCACCACCATCGCTCTGATGGAACGTTTTGAAACCGTGGACGAACTGGCCTATACCGATTTGGATGATCTGACCGCTTTCCTTGATGAGAAAGGCCGCAACTTTGCCGACCCGACGGCCAAAGCAAAGGCGATCCAGACTGCCGCCAGAGATTCCTACCGCCTGCCTGTCACTGTAAATAACTCTGTGAACCAGGCGATGGCTGTCTGCATAGCCACCATGCGGGCCTTGGAAAAGCAAATCAAAGTGTTGGACAAGGCTATTGAGCAGCAGTTCCAGATCATTCCCAACACGCTGACCTCTATCCCCGGCATTGGCAAGGTTTACTCCGCCGGTATCATCGCCGAGATCGGCGATGTCCGCCGCTTTAATTCCCAGGCTTCTGTCGCCAAGTATGCCGGCCTTGTCTGGACGCAGCACCAGTCCGGCGATTTTGAAGCCCAACACACCAAGCTCATCAAATCCGGAAACCGCTATCTCCGTTACTACCTGCTGGAAGCCGCCAACTCCGTGAGAAGATGCGACTCCGAGTTCCGGCGCTACTACGACCTCAAATTCAAGGAGGTCAACCAGTTCCAGCATAAACGCGCACTCGCTTTAACTGCCAGAAAACTGGTCCGGTTGGTCTACCGACTGCTGATGGACAACCGCCTGTATATCCCGCCAGAGGGCTGAGCAACTGGCTTGCCGCTCTGACGAACAGGCCCTGTTTCAAAAATCTCAGAGGCAGGGCTTTAGTTGGTGTTGCCTTTTTCCTCAATTTCCCTCTGTTCCCACCGCTTTTTCCTAAAATTTTTTCTTCAATTTCCTCTTGACTTCATACCATTAGACTTACAGGGGTGCGGATGTTTTCTTGCCAAGGTTTCCGGTGTGCGTATGCGATACCAGCGATTTGCCGGACACAACAACATCGCCACCTCCGCCCTGGATGTTCACTGTTCCAGCGGTCGCATTGATGGTTGATGCCGTCATTTTCAATTCGCCGGATGTTGCAAGCGTGATCCCCGCCGGGGATGTCACCTTGATTTCTCCGCCCTCGCTGATGGTCACGGTTGCACCGCCCACCTGGATCTCAAGACTTTTCGCCTTCAGGATTTTCTTTCCGTCCACATAGTCGGTCAGTTCTTTTGCATTTGCATCAAACTTCCGATATGCCTTTCCTCGTGAGTTGGCATAATCCTTTCGGTAGACTTTTTCTTTTCCTTCAGGCGGTTTGTTCTTTTCATTCCAGACGGTGCCCACCACAACAGCATCCTCCGGGCTTTCTCCTGGATGCAGGACAAGCACAAGATCATCAACTTCCGGTGTCTGGTACTCGCCATTGGACAGAAACGGCACCATTTCCGTAACGGTATCGTCCCTGTCTGGGTAAGTAACTTCGCACTTTCCAGCCTCATAGTCGATAGAACTCACATTGCCGAATCTCACTTCACTGCTCATGCGAAATCCTCCTTTTCCACTTTGCTGGCCTTGACCTGTGTTTTGTAGCCGCTGGATGGAGATATGCTGTGTTCCATCTGATCAACGAAATACTTTCCGTCCATCTTTCCATAGCCAACTAGGTTAAAGCACTGCGCTGAAGCGCCGGCCGGATAGCCCAACATCGTAAAACTGATCTGGGTTGCTCCGTGGTTGGCATTCTTGATGGCCGCTATCAGGCGGGCTTTTGCGTCTGCCTCGCTGCTTACCTTTCCAGTAAGTTTAAGCTGGCGTTCGTCCGTGCCCACCTTGACGTTGATATTGATTTTTTTCTGTTTGTTGGTGTAGGTATAAAGGCCGCCCGTGTATGTTCCAGTCAGCTTTGTGTTCCACTTGAAACTTCCCGGCTCTACGCACAGGGCCGTCGGATTTCCAACGGGCCGGCTCTCATATACCGTCCATACAGGATCTTTCGCCTTGTACTTTTCCCGGTCGTACACCCAGAGCTTTGAAGTGTAGACTTTGATAACCAGTGCATAGGTGCTGCACAGATCTTGCAGAAAGGCACTATCTGTTCCGTCCTGTTCCTTTGCATCAATGCCGTGGTCGTCTCCCTCAAACTTCAGCTCCAATTTGTAACGGCCTGCAATGGTTTCAGCGATTTTCTTTACGCTGGTGTTCTTCCATGTAAAGGTCCGGTTTCTCTCGCTGAAGCTGGTGTCGTTCGGCTTTGCCACGCCGCCCATCGTCAGCGAATCAGGTGCACCGGCAAAACTAAGATCATCC